CCACTTTCAACTGATGCCCAATATGAATACTGGATGACTGCTTCATCCTATCTCTCATATGGCGGAATCCTTAAAGTTTGTAGAGCAGGATCTTCCTCTCTTGCAAATGCTAACGCTGCGTCAGATACCTCTGCTGGTATAGGACATACCACTGCTCTGGCAGGCGATGCGGGAATTAAGAACTTTGATGATTACAACCTTAATCATTCAACAGCAACTAACTTCCTCTATGCTGCTAAAAACCCTGGAACCTGGGCGAACAATCTGAAGGTCTGCTTCATCGATGACGCTGGCGACCAAAGAATTGGTATCACAACTTCAGACCTTGCTAACGCAGGTGCTATTGTTGGACAAGGTGTAACGATGGCTATCACAGATCAGGTTCTGCCTGGAACTGGTAGCACTTCGCTGTTCAATGGTTTCATGAAGGGAATCATTACGGGAGTTACAACTGACAGCACCAACAGCGCATCTACGATTGATGTAAAACTCACAGAGAGAGTTACCACTGCTGGTGTTTCTTCAGCGATCACTTATCAGGAAGGCACTCTTTACTCTGCTTTCCACACCGGTAAGAATATCAACTTTGTTAATAGTTCAGGAATTACAACTGGTAACTCTGCTACTGGATATACTCCAGCAAGCGCAGTTGACTGGTATAATCAACAGACCTTGGGTCTGACCAACTCTACTGTCTTCTGGAAGTCAATTTCTCCGAGACCAGTTACAAGCAACTTTGTTTCTACGAGAAATGGTAGAAATGACGGACTGCACATTGTCGTCGTCGATGACACTGGATCAGTAACCGGAGTTCAAGGTAACATTCTTGAAAAGCACCTGAACCTTTCTAAGGCTAAGGATGCAGTATCGGCAGTAAACTCTCCTCAGAAAGTTTACTACAAAGATTACATTGCAACTTTCTCAAATCAAATCTACGCTGGTGGAAATCCTGGACAAACTCCTGATGGATATCACAGCGGAGTTCCTGCAGCATCAGGATTCTCAACTGCCTTTACCCCAGTAACTACCGCTGCTGGATCCTGGAGTCAGGATGCTCAAGGAGTTACTTATAACGTTATTGGTAACGTTACATACACTCTTGCTGGTGGTGTTGATTATTCTGCTGGTAATGCCATGAAGGCAGAACTTGGAGATCTCATCACTGCATACAGCAAGTTTGAGAACGAAGATGAGGTTGAAGTCGATTACCTCATCATGGGTCCTGGATGCTCTAGCGAAGGTGATTCGCAGGCAAAAGCAAACTATCTGATCTCTCTGGCAAATCAGAGAAGAGATTGTGTTGCTTGCATCGGACCTCACAGAGCAAACGTTGTTGGAGTAACCAACAGCAACACTCAGACAGACAACCTGATTAACTTCTTCAGTCCTCTGTCATCCTCCTCTTATGCAATCTTTGATACTGGTTACAAGTACATGTATGACCGGTTTAACAACCAGTTCCGCTATGTACCATGTAACGGAGACGTTGCTGGTCTGATGACCCGCACAAATCTGGTTGCATATCCTTGGTTCTCACCTGCTGGACAGCAGAGAGGAATCTTGAATAATGCCATCAAACTGGCATACAACCCAACCAAGACACAAAGAGATCGTACCTATCCTCAGAGAATTAACTCTATCATCACACAACCTGGAGTGGGAACACTTCTGTTTGGTGATAAGACCGCTCTCGGATTTGCATCTGCATTCGACAGAATTAACGTTCGTCGCCTGTTCCTCACTATTGAGCAAGCACTGCAGAGAGCAGCGGAAGCGCAACTCTTTGAACTTAACGATGAGCTCACAAGAGCAAACTTCAGAAACATTGTTGAACCTTTCCTGAGAGATGTTCAAGCGAAGAGAGGACTCTTTGGATTCCTGGTTGTTTGTGACACCACTAACAACACTCCTGATGTTATTGATAATAATGAGTTCAGGGCAGACATCTTCCTGAAACCAGCGAAATCTATCAACTACGTAACCCTGACCTTCGTTGCTACCCGAACTGGGGTAAGTTTTGAAGAAGTCGCAGGTCGAGTTTGATCTAGATCAATCTAAATAACACAAGGAGGATTAAACAATGGCAACTTCTAGAGAAAACAAAACTATTTCTCAGTTTAAGACAGCACTCATCGGGGGCGGCGCTCGCCCCAATCTGTTTGAGGTAGAACTCACAACTCTGCCCGATCAGGTTGAAGGATGGGATGCAGATAACTTCAGATTCCTTTGCAAGGCAGCTGCCCTGCCTGCTTCTAATATTGCATCAATCGATGTTCCTTTTAGAGGTCGTATTTTCAAGGTTGCTGGAGACAGAACGTTCGATACCTGGACTGTAACAGTTATCAACGATGAGGACTTCAGATTAAGAAATGCCTTTGAGGCATGGATGGAAACCATCTCCAAACTGGATAACAACTTGGGTGCTACTAACCCAGAATCTTACATGAAGAATGCTAAGGTATTCCAGTTGGGTAGAGGTTCAACTGCAAGCAGCAGAGATAACACTGGATCATCCAATGTTGTCCTCAAAGAGTATGAATTCATTGACATTTTCCCAACTAACGTTTCAGAAATCGCACTTTCTTACGATTCCTCTGATACAATTGAAGAGTACACTGTAGAATTCCAAGTACAGTCGTTCTCATTGACTGGAGCTGGTTCTCCCAACGGTTAATAAATAGTAGAAAATAACAATAAATTATGTCCAAGTTATTTGGGTTCTCGATTGAGGACACAGAGCCACTATCTCCCGGAGCGGTCTCCCCCATTCCTCCTAACAATGAGGATGGGGTTGACCACTACATGAGTAGTGGTTTTTTTGGTTCTTATGTCGATATTGAAGGTGTTTACAGAACTGAGTTTGAATTAATCAAACGATATCGTGAAATGGCACTTCATCCGGAAGCGGATAGTGCCATTGAAGATATTGTAAATGAGGCAATCGTATCAGACAGTAACGATAGTCCTGTTGAAATTGAACTTTCTAACCTTAATGCTAGTGATGGTATTAAGACCAAAATTCGTAAAGAGTTCAAGTATATTCTTGACCTCCTTGATTTTGATAAAAAAGCACATGAAATTTACCGTAACTGGTATATTGATGGGCGTATTTACTATCATAAAATCATTGATTTGAAGAATCCTGAGGCAGGTCTTCAGGAATTACGTTATATTGACGCAATGAAAATGCGTTATGTTCGTCAACAAAAGAAAAAACCAGGAGATAAAGAAAAAGAATTAGTAAGGATCAACAATAGAAATCAAGATCCTATGAATTATGACTTCCCTGAGTTGGAAGAATACTTTGTTTATAATCCAAAAGCAATGTATCCAACATCAAATCCATCACATAGTGGTGCGAATGCTGGTGTTAGAATTGCAAAGGATGCTATTTCTTACTGTACCTCTGGTCTTGTAGATAGAAATAAAGGTAATACACTTTCATATCTCCACAAAGCAATTAAATCACTCAATCAACTTAGAATGGTTGAGGATTCGTTGGTCATATATAGATTGTCTCGCGCTCCAGAGCGTCGGATTTTCTACATCGATGTGGGTAATCTCCCGAAAGTAAAGGCAGAGCAATATCTCCGCGACGTGATGATGCGATATCGTAACAAACTTGTCTACGATGCTAACACTGGGGAGATCCGCGATGACAAGAAGTACATGGCGATGCTTGAAGATTTCTGGTTGCCTAGACGGGAAGGAGGCCGTGGAACTGAAATTTCTACTCTTCCTGGAGGACAAAACCTCGGAGAAATCACGGACATCGAGTACTTCAAGAAGAAGTTATACCGCTCCCTCAACGTACCCCCATCACGAATGGATGGAGAAGGAGGATTCAATCTGGGAAGATCCTCAGAGATATTAAGAGACGAACTGAAGTTTACAAAGTTCGTTGGTCGTTTGAGAAAGAGATTCTCTAACATGTTTAACGACATGTTGAAGACACAATTGATTCTTAAGAACATTGTGACTCCTGAAGATTGGGAGATCATGAGTGAGCACATTCAATATGATTTCCTGTATGACAATCATTTCTCTGAACTGAAGGAAGCAGAATTGTTGAACGAGAGATTATCTCTTGCTGAAACTGCACAACCTTATGTTGGAAAATACTATTCTCAAGATTACGTTCGTCGCAAGATTCTGCGTCAAACTGATGAGGAAATTATTGAACAAGATAAGATCATTGAGGATGAAATCAAGAAAGGTATCATCCCCGATCCAGCAACTATTGATCCTGCTACAGGGCAACCTTTGGAATCAGCAGCAGATATGGATTTAGGTCAACCACAAATGGAACCTGAAATCGATGGATCTGCAACTGAAGCACCAGAAATGCCCAAGGGGGGAGAGATATAAATACTTACTATAAAAAATTGACATCTCAAAACAATGGATCAATTAATCGACTTACTCACTACTGATGAGACATCACCGTCTCAAATTAGTGATACAATTAAAGACATTCTTTATGGAAAGGCGACTGCACGAGTAGATGCATATCGCAACGAAGTTGCTACTAAGTTATTTGAACCAGAAACTGAAGTAGCAGATGATGAAGAAGAAGATCAGATTTCTGCAGAATTGGATTCCGAAGAGGAAGAAGAGGAAGAAGTAGAAGGTGAGGAATAATAAATAACTAGTAAATGAACTCTTAACTATAATGGCCCTTAATCCTGTAGGCGCTGCTCAGACCGCACCGCTAGATAATACAAAGCTAACGTTTAAACAACGAACTGATACTATCAGGGTTGTTGCTGTGGGTGGGGCAGCATATGTTGCAATTGGAACTAATCCTACTGCATCATCTGCTAATTTCTTGGTTGTCACTGGTGAACCTGAGAATATTTCTCTCGGAAAACCACGGTCAATGACTGCAACTGGAGTTACAACAGTTGCTGGTGATATTGGATCAACTGCCATTATTAGTTTACCTGAAGGAACTGGGTCACCTTTCGCAGTCGGTGATGCAGTTACTTTGACGGTACCAGACCAAGATTATTACAACTTCACTAATAAGATTGTTTTATCAGTGGATTCAATTGTAGGTGGTGGTGCTGGTATTGATGGTACATTTAATACTAGAGTTAGAGTTAATAATGCTTATTCAGCAGGCATTGCAACTGCGTTTACTGCTGGTAATGACGCCGACTTAAGATCCTCGGTTAGTGTCGCTGCTCTCAAGCAGGGAACATCCGGTGGAATGGTCCATGTACAACAAATTCAAACCAGCGGGGGAGCCTGATGAAACTTATTAGAGAAGAAATCGAAACAGTTGAGTTTCTTGTCGAACAAAAGAACGGCAAGAAATCCATGTATATTGAAGGAGTTTTCCTTCAGGGTAATATCAAGAACCGCAATGGTCGGATGTACCCCATGGAAACTCTTCGTCGTGAAGTAGGCAGATACAACGAAAATCATGTAGCTGCTGGTAGAGCACTCGGTGAACTCGGACACCCCGATGGTCCCACCGTAAATCTCGATAGAGTTTCTCATAAAATCGTATCTCTGAAAGAGAGTGGTTCAAACTTTATTGGTAAAGCAAAGATTTTGAATACCCCTATGGGTAAGATCGCTGCTTCTCTCGTTGAAGAGGGCGTAAAACTCGGCGTTTCTTCCCGTGGAATTGGATCATTAAAACCAACTCGTGAAGGGTATAACGTCGTCGGTGATGATTTTATGTTAGCAACTGCTGCTGATATTGTTGCTGATCCTTCTGCTCCTGATGCTTTTGTTGAAGGTATTATGGAAGGAAAGGACTGGGTATGGGATGGTGGCATTCTTCGTGAGAAGTTTGCTGAAAGAACATACAAGGAAATCAACACCCTTGTCGATCAGAAGCAACTTGATGAGAAGAAACTGGACCTGTTCAGCAACTTCCTCAATAGCATTTGATATTGATTATATAAAATAATTTAATTTATAAATAAATATAGATTTAACAAAGGTCAATCGGAGAGTTAAAATGTCTCGTGGCACAAAATTACAAGAAATGGAAGTAAAGACACAGCAATCCAAAACCGCTGTAAATGCTGGTGCTAAGGCTGGCGATCCTATGCCGACAATGGCAGATCCCGGAACTCAACTGGCAGGAGTAGAGGATTTGGGTGGTCCTACCCCAGAGAACTATAAACCAGACGACGATTCAGCAAAGCTGAAAACTCCCGGTGGCACCTTGAAGCAAGTTAAAGACGTTGTAAACAAAGGCGCTAAAGCAGCAGATTCCATGAAAGGCATGAAAGAAGAAGAAGTGCTTGATACCGAAGAGACCATTGAAGAAGAGGAAGTAACTACTGATGAAGTAGTTGCTGAAGAAGAAGTTGTTGAAGAAGAAGTTGTTGACATCGAAGATGATGTCAATGCTCTTCTCGGCGGCGAAGATCTCTCTGAGGAATTCAGAGAGAAAGCAAAGGTTATCTTTGAGGCTGCTGTTAAGACCCGTGTTTCCGAAGTAAAGGAATCACTGGAGCAGCAGTTCGCTGTTAAACTCTCCGAGGAAATCGAAGAGACCAAAGCTGCAATTGCTGAAAGAGTGGATTCATACCTTGAGTATGTTTCCGAGGAGTGGTTCACCGAAAATGAACTTGCCATTGAGGCAGGTCTTAAGACCGAAATGACCGAATCATTCCTTAGTGGAATGAAGGGTCTTTTTGAAGAACATTATGTACAAATCCCTGAAGAAAAATATGATGTACTTGAAAGCATGGTAGAAAAACTTGATGATATGGAGACCAAGCTCAACGAGCAGATCGAAAAGAATATCTCCCTTAACAAGCGTCTCGCAGAGTCGGTTGCTGATGGAATCTTGGATCAGGTTTCTGAGGGCCTTGCTGCCACTCAGAAAGAGAAGCTCGCCTCACTTGCTGAAAGTGTAGAGTTTGAAAGTGAAGACGAATATCGTGAAAAGTTGGAGACACTTAAGGAGTCATATTTCTCCTCAAAACCATCTTCTCCACAGGCTAAAGCTGAAACTCTCTCAGAGGGAGTGGACAACTCGATTGGAGTTGAGACACACTCACAATCTATGGCCGCTTACATGAAGACGCTTTCAGCGTTCAAACAAGCCAACTGAATTTAACATTAAATCAAACTAAACCCTTATCTGTAAAAGCAAATGTTCCAAACCGAACAATTGCAGGAAAAGTGGGCACCTCTCCTCAATCATGAGGGCTGCGATAAGATCTCAGATCCCCATCGTAGAGCGGTAACCGCCGTCCTGCTGGAAAACCAAGAAAAATTCCTCCGTGAGCAATCTGCCTTCGATCAAGGCGGTATGCTCGGTGAGCAGGTCGCAATCCCCAACGTAAACACCAATAGCTCCTCTACCCCTGGTTTCTCGGGTACTGCTTCTGCTAGTGGTCCTGTTGCTGGTTTCGACCCCGTTCTGATCTCCCTGATCAGACGCTCCATGCCTAACCTGGTCGCTTATGACCTGGCTGGCGTTCAACCAATGAGCGGACCTACTGGACTCATCTTCGCGATGCGTTCACGCTACACCGATCAGACCGGTAACGAAGCATTCTACAACGAAGCCGAGACCGCATTCTCTGGTCAGAACAAAGGTCTGGGAGTTGGTGCTGCTGATACCACAACTGGTTTCGGTACAACTGGTCAAACCGGTACTAACCCCTCCATCCTGAACCCTGTAGGAACTGCACAGTCCCAGGGATACAGCGTTGGACAAGGCATGGGAACCGACGACGCTGAGCGTCTGACGGGCACCACCAACAATGCCTTCAACCAGATGGCTTTCTCGATCGAGAAAGTTACCGTTACTGCCAAGTCACGCGCCCTGAAGGCTGAGTACTCACTGGAACTCGCCCAGGACCTCAAGGCAATCCACGGTCTGAACGCTGAAGCGGAACTCGCCAACATCCTCTCTACTGAGATCCTGGCTGAGATCAACCGCGAAGTCATCAGAACCATCTATAAGGTTGCTGAGCAAGGTGCTGTTTCCAACACCGCTACCCGTGGTATCTTCGACCTCGACATCGACTCTAACGGTCGCTGGAGTGTTGAGAAGTTCAAGGGTCTCCTGTTCCAGATCGAGCGCGATGCCAACGCTATCGCACAAAG